TTCATCGCAAATCCATCTCCATGTCCGCAGTCTGAGTCAACGCAGGATTGAGCCTAGTCTTATGCTTGCAAGCGTCCGACAGCTCGAACACCATCCATCGACCTCCAACGGTTACCCGTCGCTGTTCAGCCGCCCAACATGCGTCCTGTTGCAAAGCATACCAACCATCCATGCGACCTGTATCTAGGTCAACGATTAAGAATCTAGCCATTTCCAAAGTCTCCGTGAAACTGTTTAGCATTCATAAAAGCATCGGTAAACCGCTTACCGTCAAACGACAGGTTGACTTGTGCAATCTTCCCGTTCCGTTGTTTCTCCAAGAGGATTCGAGCCTCTTTGCTGTCCCGCTTGTCGCGATGCAACAGCATGACAATATCCGCGTCTTGCTCGATTGCTCCCGAGTCCCGCAAGTTATTGATCGATGGCACTTCGCCTTCCGCCGCTCGTCCCAATTGGCACAGCACAAGCAAAGCGATGTTTAGCTGCTTTGCTATCCTTGCAAGCTCGTTGCTTATCATCGTGACCCGTTCGTAAATCGATTGCCGGCCATCCTGACCGCGTATCAACCCAAGGTAATCGACAACCACAAGCTTTATCTGCTTCTTGGCAATCTCGGCTCGTATTCTCGATTCTATGCGTCCAATCGTTGCACCCGATGCTTGCCAGACATACAACGGCAACTCCCTAGCATTGTCGCAAGCTTTGAGCATCGCTAACACCGCTTGATCCGTGTAGCTTGCCGACTGCATTTCAGTAATGCGCACGTTGGCATCTTTCACAAATTGGCGTTGGCTTATTTGTTGGTTCGTCATTTCGAGCGACACAAAAAGCGACCCGTTGCCGCTGCTTGCCGCATGCCATGCGATATCCATCGCCAGTGCTGACTTTCCTATCGATGGACGCGCCGCAAGGATCGCATAAGACCCCAAAGGAATACCACCGGACAGAGCCAAATCCAGTTCCTCGAACCCGGTAGGCACAACAGCCGCCGCTGTCTTGTTGCTCCGAGCCTCTTCGAGTATCTCAAGGTAATCAGCCATTACCTTACCGATCTGTTCGACCTCATCCGATCCAGACTGCTTGACCCGAGACAGCTTCGATTGTGCTGCGTTGATTACCTCGTCTGGCTCAAAAGCAAGATCGCTTGCATCTTGCAGAGCCAATTCCAGAGCGACAACAACCCGCCTTCGCTCCGCCCACTTTGCAAGCTCCTCTGAGTGATAAACAGCATGGCCTGGAGTGGTTTTTAGCAGCAACTCTCCAAAACCTTTATCGCCACCAAGCTTGTCGATTAAACCTCGCTTTCTCAACTCGGAAACCAGAACCGACTCACGCCAGAACTCGATTCCACTTTTAGCCATCGAGTGAAACGCTCGCCAAATGTCGGCAAGCTCTTGCTTCAAGAAATCATCGGGAGTGACGATCTCTGCGACCGAATGAAAATCCTTTGGCCTTAACAGGATCCCGGAAATCAACTGCTCCTCGATCGCCTTGGCCGTCTCTAGGTGTTGTGGATGTAGTCCCATTACGCAGGCTCCCAATTGGCGTCAATCTTAGGCAGGTCGCTTTCTCGCTTGACAGGCTTGCTAGGTTGTTGGCTTGGCCTAGGTGCATTCTGAGCCCTGGTAAGCCAACCACCTAGGAACTTGGTCATCCCTCGATCGGTTTTTCGGTTTGCAGGATTGTCCTTTAGCCATTGAGCCGCTGTCCTCAATTGAGACTCTACGTCGATTCCAGTGAAGGTTGACAACCACTCATCTAGCTTGTCTTTTGGTAGATTCCATATTCCATTACCGGATGTCACAAAGTTGAATTCTGATTTCAGCGATTCGGCACTTTGTGGCGGATCGCACAAAGAATGATCCTCTCCTTGATCCTCTCCTTGATCCTTAGATCCCCCGACGAATCCTCCCGAATCTTCGCTACTATTCGGCGAAGCCTCGCGAATACTCGACGAATCAGGAGCAGGAAGCTTAGAAACGCTCGGCTTATCAATCTTTTGATGGGATCTCCAGTTGCAAATCTCAATGTAGGAACCACCGTCTTTCCCGTTGTATCGAACTATTGCTTTAACTTCTACTAGCTTTTCCAGCCACCCGTCGATGTGCTTTGGAGCGTCAGTATCATACGGGAAAAGAAGACTCGCGAGCATTCGCGAATTTCCGCGAAGCCTCCCCGAATCATCGGCAATAGTCCACAGCATGATGAAGCAGAGCCGAGCGTCACGGGGCACTCTGCCCATGCTCTCGCTATGCGGAAACTCTGGCTTGATCGTTCTAATTCGACCCATAACGGAAATCCTTTCCTGCAATCCCCACCTCCATAAGGACGCAAAAAATCTCCCAAGCATCCGTTTTGGCCGCCAGTTGTGCGAACGCACTTAGACACGGATGCAAGGGAGGTTGTTTCTTTTTGTCCTGGCGGCCAGCCATGCGTTCCATTATATCCACCTTTTCAACTGTAGGAAATAACACAAATACCTAAAAAGAGCCGCCCGCCCTTAAACCCATCGCTGAACAAGCATTCGGATGACGTTATTAGCAAGCGACTGAGGCTTGCTTGCCTCGTCTGTATGCGGCTTAATTCTCCCTCTTGCCACGTTATCGTAGTGAGAAGCTAGCTGCCTAAGTTCGTCAGCAAGCAACCTTGCCGACCTCATTGCAGAATCCCTAACCTTTTGGTCTTCATCGCACAAATCGCACATTTCATTGACTCCAATTAAACCACCGAACAACCGCCTTACTCGGAGCGTAAAAGAGCCGCCCGCCCTCTCGAACGAGCGACCCTGTGGCAAGCAGTGTGGAGATTAGCCACTTACCTACCGGCGGTCGATTAGGTGATTAGCCCGGCTCGTACCGCGCACCAGTTCATTTGGCCGGACTCTTGCTGGAAGTTTCAGACAGCAAGCACCTTTGCCGAGGCGAACCGACCTGAGAAGGATCAATCAAACGCAATCGGAACAGCATCGAGCTCGGTTAAATCGAACAGTGTTGGAGCATTCATTTCACGCTCTGCACGCTCGCAGAACGCCACGCCGAATTTCCAATAGTCAGGATTCAATTCGATACCCCATCCTTTACGTCCCATCTTAATTGCTTGGTACGGCGTTGAATGCACACCTCCAAACGGATCGAGAATTACATCGCCTAGATTGCTGTACCGCTCGATGAGTCTTTCTATAACGTCAAGCTGCAATGGGCAAACGTGATTCTCGGAAGTCTTGCGACTCAGTTCGGTGTTTAGCGTCTTGATCCTGATGATGTCTGTCCAAATGTCTTTGTTGTTCGACACTGGAGCGAACAGCATCATTGACGCGGGGAGCCTGCCAACGCTCTCGACTGCTTCAGTAAACGCAACGTGATCCTGGTAGTTGTAGGAATGATCCTTGGCGTATTTCCGCCACCAGTGATAAACCTCGCTAACCGTCATCGATTCGAGAATGTGCGGGCTTACAAGCTCATTCCCGCTTGATCGCCAGATACCGCTAGCGTGGATCTGCCAACGAGACCTTGAGTATTCGTCTTTGTCTTTTGTAACTGGATCGGGGCCGTTAGCTGTTTGGTTAGGACTCATTGAAGAATCCCACTTGCGAAACAGCAAAACGAATTCAGTCGAACCGCAACCCATCTTTGTAGAGTCTTTGCTGTTCTCAGTGTGTCCGAGCCTGTAGGTCTGTGCGTTTTCTCGAACAACGTCAGTATCAATCACGATGCGACCCATGTAGATAAAGCCATGCCGCTTGAACGCCGCTACCGTCTTATCGCTGAACTCGTTGACAGAGTACATTGCTGTACCTGTCATTGTCCCGTATTGAATCCGATCCTTTGTATGGATACAAGCAACTCGACCATCTTTGAGCACCCTAAGCAACTCAGGAACGAGATAATCAAACTGCTTAAAGAATCCGTCATCGCCTTGATTGTGGCCGAAGTCGTTGAGGTTCGGGCTGTATTCGTAATGGTCGCTAAACGGTATTGATGTAACGATTTCATCGACGCACTGATCCGGCCATGTCTTTAACTCTGCGACGCAATCATTGTTGATTGCTCGATAAAGATCGCCGCTAACCTCTACCCTTGGAACACCTAAACCTCGCTGAAATTTCATCTTTAACAACTCTCCAGATAAACCATTCTCTC